TAAATTAAGTTTTTTATTTATTCCAACACTATCTAAAACACTTCTTACATTTTTTGCAAAATTTAATAATTTCACTCCTTTAATCCAGTCTTCTTCTTTTTTTACTCCACTTACAAAAATTTTAAAATGATAAGGTTCTCCACTATATTCAAACCATTCTTTAATTTCCGCTTCAACTTCAAGTGCTTCAAACACTTTTTTAACTGCTCCAACAGTTCCTAATTTGGGATAATTTTTTTGTGCAAAAAAAATCAAATTCCTTAAATCCTCTTCAAAATCCTTAAAATTCCAAGCTTCATATTCATCAACCATTAAATTTAAAAAATCTTCGTCTATTTTTAAAGGATTGTTAAAATTTTCTATTTTTTTAATAGCTTCTCTAATACTGCTTAATCTTTTACATCCAACCAAATCAAGTGCATTTATTTTCTCATCCAAATTTGTAGGCAAAATAGTTTTACAGCTCATCGAATTACCTTATAAGTAATATCTAAATTATTTAAAATAGCTTTTGAATAATCATCTATTGCAATATTATTTGCAGGATTGGTTAAACTTACATCTTCTACGCCCGAAACCATCAAAGCATCAATAATTTTTGCAATGCTTACATCTTCACCTATCGTGAAATAAAGTTTTTTAAGACTATCAATCGCAGTGTTATAAATGCTTACTGCATCAGTATTGCTTTTAATCAAAAGCTCCGCTGCAACATCAAATAAAACTTCATTTGCTTTTTTTACCTGCACTAAATCAGTTAAAGGTCTCACATCATCAGCATTTAGAGTATTTTCAATTCTCTCTTGCATAACTTCATCTGCCTCAGGACTGTAATAAACCACATCCACAACCCCAGCACTTGGAGATAAAACTTTAACTTCTTTTATTCTCTCATCTGCACTTAGTACAAAAGATTTGTAAGTTAAAGCACTTCCGGCAGTAGATTTATTTGCAAAAGAAACTCTAATTCTATTTTTAAAATCTTCATCGCTTTCAGGATTGCTTCCATTTATAAAGTCAGTTAATTGTTTAACTTTTAGATATGGAAGCGGAGAGACTTGTATTTCAGTTTTTACTTTTGAGCTTATTATCTCTTCTTGAAGTTCAATTTTTCCTGTTGCAGAAGTTTCTCCCGCTTTTATAACCACATCTTCTAAAACTTTTGCAAAATGGCTTCCTGTGGTATCTACTAATTCAAATCCAGCCGGAATTAAAACATCATAAGAAAGCGCAGAAGTTAAACTAAATTCCATATCAGCATAAGGTTTTGAGCCCGGTAATCTATAAAGCCCATATAAAGTTTCAGCCAAATTATCCAAATCTGCTCCACTTGCAGTTGAGAGAAAAAATGCTTTTGCTAAAGAATTAAAAAAGGCTCTAAGTTGCAATTCTCTATAACTAAAAGCTCTAAGTACTAGCATTACATTATCACTCTCACTTGGTTTATAATCAGGAAGTAAAGACTTAACAATTTCAAGGTTTTCATTTAAAATCTCATCATAACTTAAAGTCTTAACTACATTAGGCAGGGTCAATTTCTATCCTTAAATTAAATTCTTTATCATTTAAAGCAATTACATCAACTCTTTTGCATTTCACTCTATCTACCCATCTATCAATAGCATCAAATGTAAAAGAGATAATTTTTAGCCTAACTTCATCGCTTAAAGTTCTGTCTCTTAACTTATATAATTCACTTCCATATTCGGGGTTCATAGGAATAGAGCCTTTTTTAGTCTTCAAAACTCTTTTAATCTCTTCACTAACACTTATTAAATATCCATCAAAAGTGCTATCTCCTATAACTTCAATATTCACTTAACTTCTCCTGTGCATTCTCCACCTTCACTATCAGTTCCCGTTACCTCTGCATTTTGCTGAATTTCATCTACAATAGCTTTTGCTATTGCAAGATAAAAACATCTATTTTGCTCAATTAGTTCAAAATTACAGCTACTCTTTACATTCTCTTCAATTCTGCTTGCAAGAGATTCAACACTCATCATTTTTTGCTCCTTGTATTTAAGCTATAATCGTGATGTGGCCTACCAGTAAAAGCACAAATACACTCCCCTGTAACAACTCCCTTGCCTCCAAGACCTAAGTCAATACTTGGACTATCAACTTTTACGCTACTTGCTTTTACATTTGCATTAGTACAAGTTACATTTATATCCTTAGGAACATCAATATTTATATTTTCTCCATCTGAGATAATTTTTACGCCTTTGCTAAACTCAATTACTACATTTTCATCATTTGCCCTGTTTGGTTCTTTGCAAGATTTGTTATAAATGCTTGGTAAAATAATCCCGCTATTTCCATTTCCAAAAGGACTTAATACGGCTACTTGCTGTCCTACACGAATAGGTAGCCATACTTTTACAAAATCATTTGTCCACATAAACACAGGTAAAAAGTCTGTAACACGACCTAAAACATTCACTCTTGCAAGCGCCAAGCCGTCAGCACTTTTTACCTCTGTTACTGTGCCTATTTGTATTAAATTATTTAATCTTCTTTCAAGTTCTTTATTCATCACTCTTCCCAAATTTATTTTTTAGAAACTTTAAAATTTCAAATTGCCCGCTTTTAAGCTCTTTAATATCTTTATCAAGATTTTTAATTACAAGTTCAAATTCTTTTCTTGTCACAAACTTTTCTTCTGCGCTTATTAAATCAATATGATGCGCAGTAGTTTGTTCAAGAATTGTTATTTTCTGCTTATATGCGGAAAGTTCTTTTACTTCCCTTTTTATTCCGTTCACTTCCTGCTCGGTCAAAACAACTTTTTCACTTACTAAATCCAATTTTTCAAACATCTTTTTTTGAGACTTTATTAATTCTGCAACCTGGTATCTAACTAAAAACCAAGCACCCCCAAGCGATGCAATAAAAGTCCCTATATATAAAGCATCTTTGTCAAAATTCACTTTTTCATCCTTGCTAAAACTTCGTCTTTATTTTTACTTCCCATACTACTCCCAAAATAAAAACTTAAAACCATCCCAAGAGCAGTATTTAAGGTCCCTAAAAGCAACATTACAACTTCTTTTTTAGGAGCTTCTAAATTCACAGACACAGATAAATAAAACATTACAAAAGTTGCTATCACTACTATTGTCGCAAGTATTTCAGGATAGATTTTTTTAATTAAAGGTGTTTTTTCATTTGTAGATAATACAATATCTCTATTTCTTGCATCTTGCTTATCAGCTAAATACATTTGAAGTTTTTGTAAGATTAGCTCTTTATTTTTAATCTCAAACTCTTTTAATTTTTGCAAATCCTCAGGTGTTAATTCTTTCTTTTGCGATAAATCAATCCCCGTTTTGTCTTTAATTATTTTTACCGCTTCATCTTTGCCTTTATCTATAAAACTGCTAAGCAGGCTCATTCCGGCATCTGCAAGCATTCCAATTAAAGGTATCATCCTAAACTCCTCATAATTTCAGCTGCGGCTTTTTTATAATCACCTTTTTTTAATGCTGCCCACATCTTTTTAAACTCTAACACTTTAACCCCTTAATGCTTTTTATAATAATCCCACGCAACTTCTTGCACTTTTTCTGTGTCTAAATCTACATGTATAAAATTCTCTCCAATACCCACTCTTTTAAATCCAACTTTAAACAAGGCATTCAAGATTTTGTATCTTTGTTTAGAAGAATTAGTTTTAATATCTGCCGCAACTCCTTTTAAGTGTGAACTTGTAGGAGAACCACCAACTTCTTTATTATGTTTATAACATCTATACCCGCTCGTAATTACAAAAGGAACTCCTGCAATCCCTCTGGCTTCGTCAAGTTTTTCTAAAAATTCTTCTTTTATCTCATTCCTTCCACAACAAGGACATGCAAATTCTTCTTTTTTAAAATATTTGTAACTCATTTATATCCCCCATTTTTCAGTATAGTAAGTTATTTCTATTTCAATTTTTCCAAGACCTACTAAATGCTCATCATAAGAAAGCTCAATCTCATTGTTTTTGAAACTTACATAATCGCCCAAAAGGGTCTGTTCTTCCAAATTTTTAATAACATTTAAAATTTCCTGCATTTTTTCTCTTAAATATGCAGGCGTTGTATTTGTATTGCTAACAAGCAAATCAATTTCTACTTTTAGTGAATGTTTGCTGCTATATGCAATTTCTTCACTATCCACACTATCTTCACTGTCTCTTATTACAATTAGAGGATATTCTGTGGCTTCTTGCGGATTTATAACCCACTCATAAAAATTTTTTACAAATCCTCCATTAGCAACATCAAGTGTTTTAAGCCCTGTTTTTAAATTATTTATTATTTCCTGTCTTCTCATATCTGTAGTTTAATAAAAGAAAAGATTAAAAAGATAGTCGACTAAAATTTAGTAGAAGGCTCTTTTGAAAGATACAATTTAATTGTAAATTCGTCTTTAAATTCTTTTTTTGTTACATAATAGTTTGTATTTCTAAAAATAACCAAATCCCCAGTTTTTATGTCTTTAACATCTTCTTTTTTTGCAAGTATTGCGGGAGAATACCCAAGATAGCCGTTATCAAGCAGATATTCGCTTTTTTCATAAAAAATCACGGGAAAAGAATTCCCGTTAAATTCTGCTACTTCGCCAAATTCATCAGGATTAAAAATTACATCTAAATCTTCTTGTAAAAAATCTTTTAAACTCACTTAGCAGCCTTAATCAAGTCAATTATTTCAGCTTTTTTCATTTTAGGCTGTAACTTAATGCCTTTTTGTTTTGCAATTTCTTCAAGTTCTTTCACGGTCAATTTATCTAAATCTTTACTATTTTTAGCCTTTTTCTGTTTTTCAAATTCATTTTTATTGCTTCTTTTGGCCTGTCCCGCTAAAATCATTCTGTTGCCTAAATCATCGCCAACGGAGATAATATCTCCGATAGCGTATTTTTTGCCTTTATAGACCGCTGCTCTTTTTAATTTAACGAACATTTTTTATCCTTATCTGTTTAATGTAAATCTTACACTTCCTGCAACATTTGCCGCTTTACCTGTAACTGCATGACCAGCAGGATTGTAAGGTGTCCCTGTTCCATCTCCATTTGAATCGGATTTTAAAGTTAAAACCCTATCAATATGGTCCCAGTATAATTTATCCCCAACATTTATTCCATCAGCTTCTGCCGCAGGAGCTTCAACAATTTGTCCTGCTAAATAAACAGTAATTGTCTCACCAGCTAAACCGCTTGTTGCTGCAACCGCAACCATCTCTGTTCCAAATTGAATAATATCTCCAACTTCTACATTTTCAGACAGAGTAAAAGGAACTCTATCGTCTTCTTGAATAATATATGCTTCTTTAACCATTACTTACTCCTTATTGCCCGTTATTTTTATAAAGACCTCTAAAATCTTCCGCTGTTACACCAAAATCAAAAACTAATTGATATTCAATACCATCAATAGGACTTCTATTAACTTCTTCCACGATAGGCTGTCTGTTTGTTCCTTGCAAATAACCAACTTTAATTGTTTTTTTAACAGCAGCTAAATACCAAGCTTTTGTATCTTCAAGCTCCATATCGCTTATTAAATCAAAAGCACCTTTAAACGGATTTGCTACACCTGAATTGCTTGCTTCAACTTTTGCAGTAGAATTAAGAATTTGCAATGCTGTAACTTCTAATTCAGGCGGAACTAATAAAAATTTAGGAAGTATTCTAAGCTGTCTTCCGTCAAAATCTTTTTGTCTCATCATTTTTGTTCTTGCTGCAGCTAAGGCGTCTGTGCTAAGTGCTGTTCCAGTGCTGTCATAGTTATTATGGCTTGCATCAAAAATAGGTTTTCCGTCATCCATAACATAATCAGCAAACTCACCTCTTCTTTGCAATAAGTCATAAACAAGTCTATTTTGGAAAACTGCAACCTGTTCCACCATATCTTGCAAATCATCAACAAATACGCCTAAATCATCATTAATCAAAAGTTCTCTTGTAAATGCAAATCTTGCCCCGTAAGAATGTATTCTCCAAGTAATGCCTGTTTCACCTTTTTCTATATATTCAGTTCTTCCAAGCTCTTGCACTTTTTTAAAGTTTGCTCCAAAACTTCCTTTTCTAACTTCAGTTCTCGGTTTAAAATCTTTAAAATCAACTGCTTGTGTCCATTTCCTAAATGTAACAGGAGCGCTTGCAAAAGCATCTTGAATAACTTTGTTTTGAACATTAGCTAAAATTTTTGGGAAATCACTTGTAGTCATTGCCCTTATAAGCTCGCTTTCACCAGCTTCCAAAGGCAGTCCAGCTACTTTTCTTACAATATTTTGAACGCTCATGCCTCTGAACATATCAGCATCTTTATGCTTATCTTTTGGATTAAACCCAAGTCTTAACATTAATCCATCGCTAATAGCTCTAATCATTTCTTCTCTTGTTTCATCACTTTTTTTACATGGATATACACTTGGCTGAGTTTCTGCTCTTCTTTCTAACATTGCTTTTAAAAAATCCTCCTTTGTTTTAGTTTTATCATCTAAAAATCTTTGCAAAGTTTCCTTATCTGCACCATAAGCGATAGCTAATTCTTGCAACTCTGCTTTTCTTTGCAACTCTTTAAACTCTTCTTCTCTTTTTTTAAACTCTTCCACTTGAGCTTTTAACTCATCAAGCTCTCTTGTCTGTTCTTCATTTCTTTCTTTAAGACCTT